GTCGCTAATGGAATAAGCTTATGAGATCCAAATTCTATTCCATCGTCAGCCATTTCCTCTACGCTCTTGCGCCTGAAAATAGCCACGAAAGAAGCAAACCACTGAAGTCGATCAGACTGAGAAATTGCGCTGCTATCATCAATGCCGTTTTCTGCGCTTCTATTTAGTTGGCAAGCCGTTAGAATTGGAACATTTAATTCCAAGCAAAGCTCTTTAAGAGCATTGACTTTTTCGCCAATCAATTGATACTCTTGTTTATTTTTATCAGACTCGCCGGTTAGTTTAATATAATCATAAATTATAACACACGGGTTGCCTCTTCCTAATTTAGAAAAATACCACCTTTTGACTATTGAAATTACTTGTTCGATTGGTTTACCAGAAACTTGTAAGTGATCTACTTGATTTTGAATTGATTTGAGCTCGTTCTTTTTTTCTTGAAATTTGGCGTAAAGCTGGGTATTTTTTTTCCAGTTGCCTGTTTCAAGGTGCCAAACTGGTATTCCGGTTATCGATGAAGCAACACGAAATTTCATGTCGAGAGTAGACATTTCAGTATCTAAGACCAGAGCTCGACATCCTTTATTAATAGATGTCATTTTAATAGCAAGATCATTTAAAATTGTTGATTTGCCATGCTTAGGCCTACTCACCCAAGCGTAAATATTTCCCGGTCGAATGCCGCCATAAAATCTATTAAAATTTTGATACGGAGTTATTAAACCAGTTTCTTGTCTTGGAGAGTTTCCTCTTTCTTCAATTATTTCAACTACATTTGTGGTGATATCTTCTGGTTTGTTATTCTCAGAAGCGTAAGCGCAGATTTTATTATTGTAGATTTTGTCTGATTCGGTAATAATTTCTTCTATTGGCTTTTCGGCGCATGAGTTAGCAAATTTTTTAATCTCATCTCCGGTTTGCTCTATTTCTCTTCTTATCCTAAGTTTTAGAAGTTCTCTGGCTCCTTCTATAAGCCCGGGCTGAGAGGTGGGAATAAGACAAATACTATTAACATAATTAAAAATATCAATAGATTGATCTTTAAATGTGATGCCAAGGTTTTGACATTTTTGAGAGATCAAGATCTTGTCGATCTGCTCTCCTTTATTAAATGTCTCTTTAAAAACGCAAAAAATAGTATAGTGGACTTCATTCATGAAGTCTCCATCGCTAATAAAAGATTCGATGTCAGCAAAAGAGGCTGGGAATCTAATTAAACCAGATAATACATATTTTTCTATTTGTAGTGAGTATATTGCCATTAAAGAATTATATTGAATTTGTCTTTGAAAAATTGAGTGGAAAGATCTTTTACTTCATCTTCGTAAATTTCAACAAACTTAAAATTGTTTGCAGATAGCCACTTTTCTTTGACGACATCTCTTTTGATTGATTTCAAATAATTAAGACGCGATTCTCCATGAAAAAATTTATTGTATGAAGTATGCTGTTTACCCTGCACTTCAACAGCTATTCTGAGAGTAGCGTTAACGATATCGACCTTCAGTCTAGAGCCGAAGACGGGAAACTCTTCATATACTACATGATTTTTCCAAAATGTTTTAAGGAATTGCTTAGTAGCGAATTGAATTTTAGATCTACAAGGTTTTTGCCAATCTATAATATAACTATGAACGTTTTTATTGGCTAGCCTGCCATAAATATTATATAATTTCACTTTTTAAGTGCGTTCATGAATTTATCAAATAAATACTTTGTGATATTTTGATTTTCTTCTAAGAAAGTTTTTAGATTTGCCGACCCTTGGTGCTGCTTTGGCATTTCAAAACCTGCATCAGACAATTCTTTAACAAGTTCATCAGTAATAGTTATCCAAGGGCCTTTTGCATGAGCAAATTCCCAAGCCAATAGTTGATCAACAATTTCGTACTCCACCCAAACACTTTGGCCTTTGGTTCTGCCGTATTTAATCGGATATTTTACTTCCCTTCCAGATTTTTCATTTGGTGTTTTTCTAAACACTATTTTGCAGTAATGCCCAATAGCAGCATCTTCTTTTTTAGGATTAGCAACCTCAAAAATAGAATCATCTTTCCATCTTGGTTGAAACTCCATAATCCAATCTGAATAGTGTAGCGCCGCATTACCTCCGCTGGCATTTGTTACTTTTGGATCGCTTTTCTCATAAGCGTTTATTTTGATAGATGATCTAACTTGAGAAATTATAAAACAAATATGCCCCCTAGACCCGAATGCAACAGCCATTCTCCTAAGAAGATCAGCCGTCAAAAGAGCGGATCCGGCTACCTTATTTGGCTCATTCGACATATGATCTAAATCTTTTCTTGGAAGTAACGCGTCGAGGCTATCAATGATAAAAAAATATAAATTTCCATTCTCGTTATCTTTAATTAGCATCTTCATTGTTTGCGTTACGAAGTCGTAATCGTTTGTAGGTATAACTCTCCATTTATCAGGGTCTGTATTGACCCCAGATCGGTTAACCATGGTATCGCTTAAGCGACCTTCTGATTTGATATAAATTACACAACCTTTTTCAGGGTGTAAAATTTGAAAGTTTCTGGCGAAGGCCAAAGCATTGCTTGTTTTGCCTCCTTCTGTAACGCCAGATGATCTAATGATACCCGGATGAATACCTCCGCCCATTTCTATATCTAAAGTCAAACTACCGCTGCTAACTACGTAATCAGTTTTGTTTTCAAAAGCATAATGGTGCTTTTGATTGTTTCGCATTATGTCATCAAGAACTTTTAGCTTTGATTGCGAGCTTGATTCGGTTGAGATTTCTGGTTGTTCTTGAATTTCTTTTTTTGGTCTTGCCATATTATTTGTTATTAAATAGATTTAAAAACTCTTTGAATGACGCGGGCTTTTTATTAACTTCAACTTGCGGAGCTACTGGGTTATCTTCTAGTTTTATCTTTTCTTTTTCAAAAGAAAGAGACTGATATTTTTTGATGCCCTCCAAGAATTTCTTTCCATTTTCACTAAAGAACCAAGTTAAAGATATAACTTTAGTTCTGCCATTCAAGCTCATAAGCCAATCAAAATCGTATTCTTTTATGAGCCTAGTGGCGAATTTCATTTCAGTCGGCCAGTCGCAAGCGGCAGAATCTGAAAGAAATAATTCAATTATTTGCTGCTGCTGGCTTAGTTTTCTTGGCTTGCTTTCCCTCGCAGTCATTGAAGGTACTATGACGCACGGCTACGATTTGTCAAGGAGAGATACATCGTGGGCTACCATTTTTTTGACTAACCCTTTGAAATCAACTTTCGGAGACCATCCCAGCTCCTCGCGAGCAGGCTTGGAGTCTCCGACCAACAAATCCACTTCTGCCGGTCTATAAAATTTTTTATTTACTTTAACAAGAATAGAAGAGCAAGGATCTTTAGATATTGCATAGTTTGTAGACACGCTATACTCTTCGCTTATTCCAGAGCCGTGCCAGATTCCGTCTATTCCGACCTCTGAAAACGCTAAATTTATAAACTCTCTAATAGAATGAGCCTCGCCGCTACAAAGTATGTAGTCTTTAGGATTTTTTTGATTTAGCATTTTCCAAATACCATCTACAAAATCCTCCGAATCAGACCAGTCTCTTTTAGCGTCTAAATTACCTAAGTTAATTGGATCAAAAGTTTTGCCTTTTTTTATAGCATCAGATATTCTTGCTACTCCCTTTGTTATTTTTCTAGTTACGAATTCTTCCCCGCGTTTGGTTCCTTCGTGATTAAATAAAATACCGTGAATAGCATAAAGATTATAAGATTCTCTGTAAACTTTAACAAGATGTCTAGCTGATGATTTGGATGCCCCGTATGGACTTCTGGGCTTTATTGGATGATTAATGTCTTGAGGTACAGTTTCAACATCGCCAAACTCTTCGCTAGACCCAGCAGAATAAAATCTGCATTTTGGATTAAATCTTCTTATTGCTTCAAGGCACCTAGCGACCCCTGTAGCGTTTACATCGAATGTTTGCAAAGGAATTTTCCAGCTGCATCCGACGAACGATTGAGCGCCGAAATTTATAAAGTAATCGGGCTGTATTTCTCTTACTGCATTATCAATGCTAATACTGTCAGACAAGTCCCCATAAATTAAATTAAATCTAGAATTATTTATAAAATTATTGCAATTTATAAAATTTGGATTGGAGGTTCTTCTGGCCATTCCATAGATTTGAGCAGATGTGTTTTCTAGCAAATACTCGACCATATTTGCTCCGTCTTGCCCGAGGATTCCGGTGACTATAATTTTCATTTAAAATTTAATTTTTCCAATTATTATATCTTTTAACATAACCCAATCGGATGCCTTAGCCCAAAGAGGGTTTTTGAAAGCTGCTGGTTTATTTTTTTCTATGAAAATATGTCCGCTCCACGCGAAAGGATATACTATAAATGGCAGTGCTATAAATAATGGTAAAAAAAACAAAGACTTCCAAAATGCCAGATGAACGCATAAAATAAAATAACCAATAGTAAATAATTGCCCAAGGACGTGAAGCCTTCTATTCCATTTATTTTGATGTAGAGTAAGGTACATTTGATAGTATTCTTTGA